TAGTGATACAAAATCTACACCCTTACGACTATCATAAGTATCACCCATATCAACTATGGTTGTGATGCCCTCTTTAATTAAAGTAGGAAAGAATATATCTTCATAAAATTTTAAAAAGTAATCATGAAATAATTTAGAATTTTTTCTCGCACCAAAATGTTGGTCTGTAATAATAGCAATCTTCACTGATAATTCATCCTTGTTTGCACTGAGTCTTTAATTTGATTATAATCAGAACTACTGCCTGTCATATCACCATCAACAGTAAAGACTTCTTCATAACCAGATCTTTCAATAATTTTAGTTTTAATTTCTAACTGTTTCTTTTCTTTTTGTATTCTTCTTAAAAATGCATAATGTATAATTTGTGTAAAATAAGCAAAAGGATTCTTAGATTTTTCTGGATTAAAGTTATTAATATATTGAACGCAGTTTTCAATACCATCACATACCATGTCATCTTTAAACATATAGTTTACAAAGTTAGGTTTAAAGGATAAATGAGTTGCAATCTTAAGAAAACATTCTCCAAGATAATTTGTAATACGAGGTTTCGCTTCGCCTCTCTCTGCAGCCAAGGCGACCTTCTCTTTGTATTCGACGATAGCGGCGAGGAACTCTTTGTTGTTTACATAGTGTTCCGATCTTTTTCTTGCCATGAAATGTTTTGATAGTGTTCATTCATAACATTATTATACACTATAATCAAACGCTTGACAATACCCTAAAAAACATGTACAATAACTCTGTAAGGGTTCAAAGGAAGGGATTAGCTATTATTAAAGATCTTCTCTAGGCTCTTGCGAGCATCCTTAACATTAGATATGTAACCCATTTCTTTAGTCATTTTTGGTTTTGGTTTTTCAATAAGATTTTCAGTTTCGTAATAAGCTTTTACAAATTTATTATAAGCTTTGATTACATCTTTATCAGAAACCTCACATGTGGTAATAATATTACTCATCTCTACTATATATGTTCTTTCTCGACCTGTTTTAATCCAAGGTTCAATTTTAATAACACTGATTCCAGGCTTTCGAGTAAAAGATGAGTGTCCGATCATTGCTGGACAATCTAAAGATATAACATCAAGTTCTGGTGCAACATCGATTTTTGCAATAACTTCTTCACCTGTATTTAATTTTATAACTGCTAAAAATTTATCTGACATTTTTTTAAAGGTATCGTAAGCATTTCATAATTAAAGTTTTCTTCGTTATAAATCTTAACTCTCTCCATCATATGATTTAAAGTATAGTTTTTAGAAGATCCATATGTAATATCATCAGCAATATCAAATAGAGTTGCTTTAATTTTATTGTCACCCTTTCTTAAAACTCGACCTATGCTTTGTAAGTTTCTGATTTTTGATTTGTTTGGTGATGCGAATATGACGTTGTGAAGATTTTTAATATTGATTCCTGTTGAGAAAGTTCCATATGATGCGATAATAATTGCATTATCTTCTTTTTCTGTGATTCTACGAACTTCTTCTCTATCCTCAGTATCAACTCCTCCGTGAACAAAGAAACATTTTCTGTTTTCTTCCTTGTTACTATTTATGAGATCAAAGAGGGGAAGACCATGTGACTCGACTCTTGTATATAAAATAAGAGTATTACCTTTTTGATCAAGAGTGAGATTCTTAATAAAGTTATTTCTCTGTGTATGTGTGATTAAATATTGTATTTCATCTTCATAGTTTTCAAACTTTCTCGCTGGATGTTTGAGTGTTAAAACTTTGATGTTTAGTTTCGATAGATATCCTTTCTTCATCAACTCATCTGTACGAATAATCTTATATGTAGGGCCAAATAATCCCTCTAATACCCACTTATGTGTTTGTGTCCCATCAAGTGTTCCAGTAAAACCGTATCGATATTTACAATCAAGCATCTTTGTCATGATACTCACTAAAGATTTTGATTTAAATAGATGTGCTTCATCACCTATGACCACATCAAAGTTATTAAAATACTTTCTATCCAGTTTATAGATTGACTGCCATGTGGTAATTGTAACACTATCATCACTAATCTTATCTCTTCCAGCATAGACACGATGACAATATTTTTCAACATCCCATCCATAATCTTCAAAGTCTTTGTACATCTGTTCAACAAGAGATGTAGTTGGAACTACAATTAAAATTCTACGATTATGTTCAACATGATATCTTGTGATAGCATATATCATTAATGACTTACCAGATGCAGTTGGTGACAATAATAATTTACGATTATGTCTGAGTGCATCATGAATACCCATGATTTGATATGGTCTTGGTTTGTGTTTTGATATACTCTTTACATAATCTGTGACACCTTCTGGTGATATCATTTCATTCTCTTCAAGTGGTAATCCATAAAATTTACTACCTTCAAACTCATATGTGTAATCTTTTCGATTACAAAATGATATGACTCGATCTACAAGTCCAGTATAAATCTCATTCTTTCTCATATCATAAAGTCTTATCTTTCCATCCCAATACTTATTACGATATTGTGGCATAAACTTGGCGCCAGGAACTTCAAATGTAAAATGATCCGAAAGTTCATGATACACATATTGTTCCGAGTCTATCGTAACAAAGACCTCGTTTTTCTTTTTAATAATTAAATGGGTCATGTAAATCCAGCTTGGAATTTATGCCATTCAATTGAGTTTTTAATCTGATATGTACGATTTGATATCTGTTTAAGAATACTCTCTGTATAATTTATCATTACATCATAGTATTCAACTTTTAGATTTGCATCTGATACTCTGTCATCAGCATCCATATATCTAATCAGTGCGTCTTTATCTCTAACCTTCTTCGGAAATGGTTCTTTTTCATACACCTCTGGATCTGCCTTACCAGAATAGTATTCATATCTTTCATGACGAACACTCTTTTGTATCTTCTGAGCTTTTGTTCGTAATAAAATTAAATTGTTTAATATTTCGTGATATTTGGAATGCAGTTGAGGAACCTTAATTGATTCTTCATGCATATTATCAATATCAATTTTACAGTCCTCTTGCCACATGGACTGAATCTTATCAAGATTTATCATGTAAAATTATTTTTGAAAGTTATTATCTATTCTAACACCATTCGGATCAGTTATGTTAAATATCGTATATTTAAAAGTCACCTCTGCTGTAAAATAGTTGTAGTCACGAGTCGTAACATCAAAATCTAATGTTGAAAGTGAGATTGGAAATGCATCTTTAAAATTAATTAAAACACTAGGTTTATAGTTACTATTTAAAACTTGTAATGTAGCGTCTGAAAATTCAAAATAACGTGGATCTCCGTCATCACCTACAATACGATTAGTTCTAAAATCATCTTTTTTTAGTTGTTCAAATTGACCTATAGACTCAGGATATCCAAGTCCAGTCATCCACTTGTAGATTGCAAGATAGTTCTCCATCTTTTCATCTACTAAAAAACGAACGTTTAAATCATCATACAAAACCTTATCTCCAGGCACAGGAATATCCTTCAAATAAGTGGGTTGAACAGCAGTTCCCATGCTTATTTGAGGTATGTTCGCAGATTGGCAAAGAAAATCAACCTTTGGTGTTTTAGTTATAATTAACTTAAAACCAAGAGGAGACATATAATTCCTATTGGCTATCTGTTTGTCAAAGGGTGATACTGAATCAGTCATTTACTTTTTTGCAATTTTTTGATTCTTTTAACATAAAGAATCTCAGCGTGTGAGTATAAAATTGGATTTTTCTTTGATCTTTTGATAATAAGTTTTGCAGCTTCTTTATCGTCCATGTTACTATTTAGACACAAAAAAAGAGACCCTTTCGGGTCTCCTTAAAAAATATGCAATATGACTTACATAAGGTTTGTAACAGATACTCTTCTGTAGTAGCGGTTAGCGTTAACAGTAAGTGTTCCTGATCCCTGTGTTGTACCTTGTGAGAATGGGTTCTCAACCATTCCGTAACGAGTCTTAAAGCCAATTTTTGGTTGGAATGTATCCTGACCAACGGCTCTAACCATCTGTAGTGGAACGTAAGGACAATAGAATAGACCAGCATCGTAAGGTGAAGTACCTTTGTAACCGATAACATAGTACTGAGTTGCAGCACTGTTAGCAGCAAATGGGTCGATGTAAACTCTGTATCTTCCGTTTAATACACCAGCAAATGTAGTTGTTGTGTCATCTACGTTTAGGTT